GGAAGTGACTCCAAATCTTCAGGATTGATAACAATATCTGGCAACTCATTTAACTTGGCCCAGTTACTAGCTTTTTCTTTAGTCGGATACCAGACTATATGTTCCTTATTCAACTCGCACTTTAAGTTACTGTAATGTTTACCAGTTTTAGAAGTCCCCTCGTTAAAGTACATATGAGAGTGACACTCGTCACACATTGCAGTGGCTAAATCGTGGTCTTTGTCTTGAAGGCTAAAAGTGTAGATTTTGTTAGAAGTGGTAGAAGTTGACTGTGTAGGAGTAATCGTTTGTCCTTGGGGCGCAGGTGAAGCGTGTGGCATGGCTTTGACCCCATCATCATCTTCGGCTGACAGACACAAAAGTGACATTAAGCCATATCTCCGAGCATACGAAATTGCGCTACCCTGTGCTTGGGGATCGTTGGGTCTGGCGCAAATAATCGGAGTACCAGTATCCTGAATACTAGTACCGTCTATGTAAGTAAGTATGGTTACAACCCTATCACCGGTAATGGGTTGGGTAATAATAATTCCATTATCATTCAAGGGTTTTTTAACCATATCCATGACTTGTCCAAGAGTCGCATAACTATACTTAAATGAACCAGCATTGGCTGTAGCATCCTTGGTTATAGTCTCGATTGATTTTTGTGCAGTAAGTAGCGCGGTATAGATTGTTTTAGTTTCCATGTTTAATCTCCTTTATCTCAAGTAGTAATAAATAAATTATGACTCCAAATACATAAGTAACGAATCCTAGTAATTGAAGTGTCATCGTGACCCTCCAAAAGCCTGTTCAATTAACTTATTAAGTTTGTCAGTAGACATCTTAATTTCGGCGTGTCTGATATCTGAGATTAACTCTGATATAAGGATTCTGGCGGCTATTAAGTGTTCTACATCTTCAGTTAGAGCAAAGGCATGTAACTGAGATTCAATCTTGCCTAGTTGTTTACCAATTAACATCCCCACACCTCCTCATAAAGTTCATGTTCGTCGTCACAGACATCCCAATCAGTTAATTCTTCTTTGGCTATTTTCTTGGCTAGTTCTATAACTATTTCTTCGGGTACTGTAGCATCGCAGCGTTCTAAAGCTAATTCGTAGGACAGTTTCTCTATCTGGTCTTTGATTGTCATATTAGATAAATTTATAATGCCTGCTTTGATACTGAAATGATACCACCTATGTTATCCTTGTCAACAGGCAAATTGCCATTTGAAGCTAAATATGGTATCATTATATAGTTTAAACGTAAGATGCCGACAAACCACCCCAAGAAGTGAGTTAATGCCGGCATTTTTTATTTTAACAAAATGAAACTTGCCCGGAATTAGTAACTTGATAGACAGGTTTAGATCCTACATACTTCCAACATCCTACTGGCCTACCATGTGCTTGTTGTCGGGTAGTCTTAACATACCCAACACATTCCCAATCGTTAGAATTAAATAAAGCTCCCCACACAGTAGGATTAATATCAGACGGGGTACTAATCTCAGCTCGTACATCGTCTACTGTGATGTTACCTTTGCGTTTCCATATACGAATGGCTTCCCACCTAGCAAATTCTAAAAACTCTTTCCTTTTAACAGCGAACAGATCCATTGCTTGTTGTTTAGTGGTTATCATGGTTAGTTAAATTATTAAGATTCCATAATTCTCTTGGCGTCTCTGTAGGTAAGTTCTTTGGTTGACCCTGGTTCCGAAGTTACCAAGTCTCTTAAGTAACACTTTTCGTAGTTAGCTAACATCCCCACAATGTGGCTTCTAACTACTGTTTCTCCACTTAGGTAAACTACAAGTTGGATTAGGTAACGAATATTGTTTATATGTTTGTTGTTGTGTCCATCTAAGTTTATTATCAAGTGACTTGGATCGTGAGAGTCTATCTGCTCTGGGTCTGCTGATTCAATTAAGTACTTAGTGTCGTTTGTAAAAGAGTTCACCTTATCTTTCAAAGTATAGTATTCATTAGGTACTGGTGGGACATAGGCAGATTTACCCACTTTGTTTTTGTAAGCAATTTCGTTTTTAGCTTTCAGTATTTCCTTTATTGACTGCATATTTTTATAAACTTTTAATTTTGCCTTCTTCTAACCTTCTGGCTATCCAATTCATTAGACCAGCCTTATAGTCTTTGTAAACCTTACCCTTACTTTTAGACCACAAATACATGGCGTCGTAAGTTTTCTTAACGTCTAGTAAACGAATACCGTAATGCTCTGACAACTTCTTCATTAATTCCTCATCAACACTGTCCAAGGACATATATTTATTTACTGTTTTATATTTATTATCTATTATTTCTTGTTTATTACTACTATCTATAGTACTATCCATACTACTATTTAGATACAGTTTGATAGTATTAACAATGGACTCAGGGACTTTATCTAACTCCCTCTGGCAACCGAGAGCGTTAAATTCACTATTTTCGTAGTGGTTATTCTTTCTGGCATTAGCAACATAAACCCACCCCTCTACGAAGAAAACCTTTTTAGATGCTTCTAACTCCTTTTGAGCAACCGCAAACTGTTGCCGGGTAATTCCTGTCTCGAACAAAATCTTGTTAACTGGTAATTGGAATATTCCACAGATATTTATGTACTGTGAAGTAAGTAAATAAATATAAATATAACGGGTTAGATAATTAGACTCGTTTATAAAATTATCGTCCCAAAACCTAGATTGTATTATTCTAGTTTTCACTTATAACCTCCACCACATGAATAGACGGGGGAAAGGAGCTTTGCACACACCACCCCCGTCTGTTTATATGGTTGAAATTGTATGGCTCCTCTAATGTGTGCATGAAATAAATATATACCCTATTTGGGTACTGTACAAGGGGTCAATTTGGGGATATACTCAACCATGAAATACAAAAGGAAACTAAAGGTAAGTGTCACTGAGGATCAACACGAAAACGCCAAAATTAAATCTGAAAGTTTAGGACTCGGGGTGTCTTCTTACCTTAGAAGTTTACTCATTAAAGACCTTAAGTTATCACCTAATAGAACAAAGGAATAGAATATGAAAATATATGCAGAGGTAGACATAACAGAGTGGCTAGATGATAAACAGGAAGAAATGGGAGAATACGATGAACTCTTTGATCCTTTGGTTTGTGCCGTAGAAACATTTATTAAAAACAATCCTAAATGTATGTCTGACAATATAGAAGAATCATTGGAAGGTGATATGTTTGAAAAACAAGAAAAATATTTGGAAAAATACAAAAAGGAATTAATTGCGAGTATCTTTAATATTTTAAGAAGTGAAGAATAAATTATGTCTCACAAAGAAGTAAGAGAGAAAGACGTTGATTTTAAAAAGTGGTATTTCAAAATTAGTCCGAAGTGGGACACTCAGAACGAAAAACAAAAAGAAGAATATATAAAGTCAATTAAAGATTTATTGGGTAGTAAGGACAAATGAATAATCGTATGGCTATGAATAAGAAAGCTAATGCTATTCTTAAGGATAAGTTTGAAGGCGCTGGTATTACATTTTGTGAAATATGTGGTAGTCAGAGTTTTCTTTCGTTTGCCCATCGTTTGAAGCGCCGGCACATGGGGAATGTAGAAGAGTTGTCAGATATTAATACCTGCCTTTTACTTTGTATTCCGTGCCACCAACGACAGGAATTTGACAAGAAACTATCAGACGAATGGTTTAAACGTTTACGAGGTAAATAGTGGAACCTAGACACCAAGGATTTAAAGTTAAGACCTGTACAGTATGTGGTAGGGTAGATGTAGACCAGAATACTTGTAATGCGTGTAGAAGAAAAATAGCAAAGAGTAAAAAGACTGCTAAATAAAATGTTATAATCTTAGTGTGAAAGGGCCTAAAGCACGTATAAAAAAAGTATTTGAGGAAAAGTTGGAAAATGTTGGAAAGCCACTAGGCCAAATAATGAGAGAAAATGGTTACGCTGATAATACTGCCGATAACCCAGACCACATAACAGAAACTAAGAGTTGGGCAATGTTATTAGACCAATACATTCCCGAATCACTAATACTTGAAACTCACAAAGATGCTTTTAAAGCAGATAGAACAATCAGTGTAGTAAGTGGTAAACAAGCTAGTGGGGGTACAACTGATTTTATAGACGTCCCCGACTGGCAAACAAGGATGAAGGCGACTGAACTAGGGTACAAAGTGAGAGGTAAGTTAATTGACAGAGGCGAGATAGAAATCAAAAGCTTAAAAGGTTTAATTGAGTTGCATGAAGATTGATCTTAGCCCTTGGCAAAAGACAGTTAGAAGAGATGATCATCGATATAAAGTAATAAATTGTGGACGACGGGCAGGTAAATCTTATTTAGTCTCAGTAGAGATGTTGCACTTTGCTAGTGAACATGAGAAGTCTAATGTTTGGTATGTTAGTCCTAACTATAAACAATCTAAGTCAATCATGTGGGCAATGCTTAGAGAGCTAATCCCCAAAGAGGCTATTAGAAGTAAAAACGAGACAGAACTGAAGTTTGTACTGATAAACGGATCGGAGATTCTTTTAAAGGGTGCTGAAGACCCTGATTCACTAAGGGGAGTAAAGATAGACTTCTGTGTGTTTGACGAGACTGCGTTCATAGACAAATGGGACGAGGTGTGGAAAGTTGTCCGCCCTACACTTGTCGATTCTAAAGCTTCTGTGTGGTTTATTAGTACCCCTAATGGATTCAATCATTTCAAGACCTTATACGAGATTGAGAGTACTGATTCGTCATACAAATCATTTCACTTTACTTCCTACGATAATCCCTACTTGGATAAGGCAGAGTTAGACAAGGCCAGAACAGAAATGAACGATGATTCGTTTCAACAAGAATTTATGGGTGAGTTTAGGAAGATGAGTGGATTAATCTACAAAGACTTTAAGCGTGAGATTCACATGGTAGATATACCAAAACTAGATTCCAATTGGACGTACACCAGAGCGTTAGACTTTGGATTTGGACATAAGTCTGCGTTAGGATACTTTGCTATTAATTCAGACGGCTCCGAGATTTATATGTACGACGGGCTATACCAGTCAGGACTAATTGAAAGCCAAATCGCCGAGATTGTTAGAATGAAGGATGTGGACAAGGTTATTACTAACCCTGTAGCTGACTCGGCTCAGGCCATGAATATAGCTCAATTGCAACAGATGGGTGTTCACTTTAATCCAGTAGAAAAGGGTCCGGACTCAGTTAAGCATGGGATAGTTAGGGTAGCTGAGTTACTAAAGATTCGCGCTGACACCGGTAGACCAACATTAATGTTTAACAAGAACCTCACATGGGTGGCTGATGAGTTTGAAAAGTATAGATGGGTGGAGAATAAAAGTGCTGATGGGGCTATTACAGAAGTACCGTTTAAACACGATGATGACGCAATGGATATGATATCCTATTTTGCTAGGAGTTACCGTAAAAAGACAGAATACTTTCCAATTACAGATTCAACTCCTTACAGACTAGATGGCTAATGCAAAAGGTGTCAAGATAGTAACGATAACCTTAACAAAAAAGGTTACGGGTGGTTGGAGTCGATACGGTGGAGGAAGGAGAGGGTTAATAAAAGCTAATACTGATGGAGAATGGTATTGTCAGTCGTGTGCATTACCTCATCCTCCTAGTGATAATCCCTATATGTTTGAGTTCTCATCGGGTGAATTTCTAAGAATATGTAACAAATGTTTGTGGTTAGCTAAAATGAATCATGCGATAGATTTCTTAACTCTAAAGCAACTTGTCAACCGAGAGAAAGACT